GCTTTTTTTATACAAACGGCGGTATTCTCAAGCCGCCGCCCTCGGCTACTTATTACCATTTTGTTGATGTCAACAAAATGGTCTTTAACAGCTATTTTCATTTCAACTTGATTTCGGGCATTGCTTTTTCAAGTCTATTTCCTGCAAGCGTTCGCAAACTCTTTCTGGAATTTTACACGCTGTGCGGGGCTGTATTTCATGCCGTTTGCTCTTGCTTTTGTCCAAAAGTTTTTGTTGGAACGCGGCACGCCGCACTCAACAAAAGTACCGGCGCCGGAGAGCGCTACACGTGCGTTGTTGTCAAACACATCACAAGCCACGCCAAGGGTTGGCTTTTTGCCGCCGCAGCCGTCAATATCTGTTCTTTTTGCGATTGCCAAAATCTGTGCTTTGTAATTCATGTAATAGTTAGTCATTTTAAAATACCTCGCTTTCATTAAATAGCCAAAATTGTTTTACTCAACTTCGGGAAGCCCCGCAACACTTGTCAGCAAACTCAAAATGCCTGCCAACACACTTGCCGAAGCCACCGTTACCCAGTCAACATCACTGATAACAAGTGTCGTGCCGATGAGCGCCACGGCAGTTTGACAAACCGTCTTTAACGCCCGAACCCCCGCCGCTTTAAACCATTGCTTATTCATGCTCTCACCTCTTTTCCAAATCTTCAATTCTGTGATTTGCCTCTTTGATTTTTTCGTCCTGAACCTCGTTGTGCTGTTCCAGCTTATATGTACGCTCAACCAGATTGTTGTGCTTGTCCACCTTTTCCTCAAGCTGTGTCAGCCGATATTCAAGCAAATTCCTTGTGTTTTCGTTCTGATAGTGATTGCTGATAACGCAAACCACTATCGCCGCCAGGGCGGATATAACCGCCGCCAAAATCGCCGTCCAATCCATGCCGCACCGCCTTTAATAAGCAATAATGCAAACGCCTGCGTGACCATTGCCGCCTGTGCCGTCTTCATAAGCACCGCCGCCACCTGCTCCATATGCCGTACCGCTGCCGGCGGCTTTGTTTTTTGCGCCACCGATACCGCCACCGCCCGCACCGCCTGCCGCTTGTGTTGTGCCACTAACCGCACCGCCACCACCGCCGCCGCCGTAAAGCTGTCCTGTGATTTGACAATAACCGCCGTGGTAAATCTTTAACGCTTCAATACCGCCTATACCAAATTTGTTGTTACCTTCTTCACTTCCGCCGCCGTTTTCACCAACGCCGCTGCCGCCGGCACGGCTTCCGCCTCCGCCACCGGCGCCGCCGTTTCCGCCTACCCCAAGAACATCATCCGCAGAAGAGGACCAGCCAAAGCCGCCGCCGCTGCCGCCGGCAACGGTCAAATATTGCCCAAAGCTACTGTTTCCGCCATTATCTCCGTTGTTCTTTCCTTTTTTTCCTGCCCCGCCTGCGCCGATAACAATGTCAATCTGCTCACCTTCGGTGAGTTGCAAACGCTGAGTTACGGCGTATCCGCCGCCACCACCACCGCCGCCACTAATGTAACCGGAACGACTGCTGGAACCGCCACCACCACCACCGCCGCCGATTAAATAAACAACCGCCCACTTGGCGCCTGCCGGCACCGTCCAAGATTGAGATGTTTCAACAATTAACACATTTGTTGGCGCAACCAACGCCTCCAATGTCGCTTTGTTAATAGGTGTACCCGTCTCAGTCGGAACGTCCGCATATTCCACCGTGGCGTAATAAGCCGCACCGTTTTCCGGCGTAATCTTTTTTCGGTTGGGCTGCGTTGGTATTCTGTCTAAAATTTCAATCATCTGTAATCATCCTCCCCGCTGTAAAATGTATCGCTGTATCGATATGCCGCTATCATGTTTTGCAGTAAAAAATGAACGTCCTCTATTATTTTTTCAATATCGTTCGCACGGTCGTATCTGTTGAAATTCGGCGGTGTTTTCGGCGTTGATTTAATAATTGCCAATGCCTCTCTCATCCTTTCAACGTCCTCTAAATAATTGCGCAAATCCGACAGATAAAACATATCCGTTTTTTGCCAATTTGTTTTTGCCGTTATCAGAACACCGTAACCGTTTTCCGTCAAAATATCATTAACATAAATCAACGCAGAACCCACGCGGTTCAAATCGCTTGCGTTATATGATCCCTTTAAGTCTGTCAGGTATTCCGCTTTTTCCGCTGCCGTTGCCGTGCCGTTTGCAATTTTTTCCGCCAAGCTTTTTACAAGCTGTACGTCCTCCTGCGTTCTGTCTGTAATCAAATGCAGCCCGTAATAAACTGTTGTTGACATTTCATAAGATAGACCGTTTGCCTTTACCGCCGTAACAGCAATTCTGTAAATGTCGTCAGCAGAACGGGCAGCAGATGTGTTCCACTGCCCATCCCCCATAAACTGCCAGGTTACGGCGTCTCCGTTTACCGTGCCGCTTATATAAACGACATCCGTTTCCAAAGCAAGAGTTAATTCCCGTGTCTCTGTCATAGGCTACCCCTCGATAACCACGCTGATCACAACTGTCTTGCCTGCGTCCACGGGGTTTGGCGTTACCGCTGCGGAAGCAAAAACAGGCACAGAAGTGTCAAGAGTTACGTTTTTGGTAACCTCGGAAATTTTGCCCGCACTGTCTGTCGCTGTAACAACAATAGTATTTTCACCATTGGCAAGATTTACCGTTTTACTGAAAGAACCGTTGTCATTCACCGTTACGGCCCCTTGGTCAGTACCGTTCAGCTTGATTTTAACCGTAACAGGCGAAGAAGTAATATCGTTGGTTGTCCCCGAAACAATACAGGACGCCGCATTGGTGATAAGATTGTCAGTAGGAGTAATAACATTCAAGACAGGCGGTACCGTGTCCACTTTAAAGGTTACGGATTTTTGCACAGCCGCATTGCCGTCGTGATCCTTGCAGTCAACTGTAACCGTATGACTGCCGTCGGATAAAGATGCGGAGGGTGTCAAAACAAGGCGATAGCCGTTGGTGATTGCGGTGCTTGTATAATTTGTTGCCGCAGTTCCGTCAATTTTACAAACCAGAGTATCCAAATCAACACCGCTGCCGTTTACCTCATCAACAACAGTGAATGTAACAGGCTGCTGGTTATTGGTTACATAAGAATTGTTGGACGGGCTGATAATAGTAATTACAGGCGCAATTTTTTCTTTAACAACCAGTTTCAAGCTATTGCCGATAGTCGTATCCGTTACTGTTGCAGTGCTTTTGGTTCCCGCCGTATTGGTTGCTTCAACCGTCAGCGGATAATAGCCGCCGTCTAAATTATAAGAGGTGGTATTGGGCGCCGTAATTGTTGCTTCCCATTTCCCTGTACTGCTGTTTAGCGTTAAATTATGCCACGTGCCGTTTAACTGCACCCGTGCCGATTGTATTGTCATCTGTAATCATCCTCTCCGCTGTAAAATGTGCCGCTGTATCTGATTTCGGGGTATAAAACAACTGTTTCTTCACTGATTTGCAGCTGAATTTTAAACTGCTTGTTTTGGTCGACAGGGTTTGGGATTATTGCCGCACTGTCGAATTTCGGCATTAAAATTTCATAACCTTGGTTATCCGCCATTATTCCGCCTCCCGCATTGTGCCGACAAACCTGCCCTGTGCCACAAAACCGCCGCATAAATCAATATCCAGCTCTTCGGCAAAGCCGACAAATTGCTTTTGCCGAAGATTTTCAAATCTCAGCGTTTGTCCGACGATTTCGCTTTGCTGAAGAATTTCCAAATTGAGTTCGTACCTGTTTAAATAATAATTATAAAGTCTTTCCGCCACAGCCTTAGCATTGTGCTTTGAAATCAGGGTGCAGTCAATGTCCGTGGTAACCAGATTTTCCTTTTCGCCCGCTTTGAGCGTTCTGTAATATCCTGCCGTTTCCACATTGTCGTCGTATTTCCAGCCGCTTACCGTAACGGTTCCTGTTTGCGTTACCCGCAGAACCATGCCGGCCGCCCACTTTTTCTCAATAACGGCATTGCCGCTCGTAACCTTGTAAACGTCGTGTGGTTCGGAAAAATCCACATTAACCGTGCCCAATTCGTCAAAATCCTCTTCATATATATCAGAAACTTCAGTACCTGATTTAATCTTGTATGAATGGGCCTTAAGCTCAACGCCCGTAACTGCCTTATACTGCTTGGTTTCCTGCTCAAACGCCTGTCGGCTCATCGGCAAAATTTCAGGCTCGGCGTCAGACAAAACCAATGGGTAAATTTTAATTTTATCCGACCTGCTGCAATCCGCCGCCGCACCGACCGCAAACAAAACGTTTGCCAAAGCCTCCCGACAGCTGCATTGAGGAAGCCAACCATATATTTCAATGTTTTCCAATGCAGTATCCAGCGTATACGGAACGCCTGCGGTATCTAAAATATCCGCAATCAAAGCCTGAGATAAATACCCGTTAAATAAATCACCGTGATAATCCACCGTATCCAAAAGACCTATCAAATCGTATGCCTCCAGCTTTGCGGGGTTGGCGTTGGCTTCTTCCCAGCTGTTCAGGTAAAAAGTACTGCTGTCCAATTCCTTGCCGTCCGCATATCTCTGTACTTTAATCGCCTGCCGCTCCTGCAAAACCTCGTAAACGCCCTGCGGATTGTAAATATCAAACCTCTCGTCGTCGGCGCAAACGGTGAAATTAAGCGTATTTATACTTAAGGAAGAGCCTGATAAATCCAGCTGTTCCCGCATATGTCCCTCTGTCAAGTCTCTGTCGCTCCAGGTGATTTTTTCACCGAATTCAATACCGGTCAGCTTAACAAATCGGTACGGCAATGAGGTTTTCTTAAAAGTGATCACGATTTTTTTGTAATCCAAAATTTTTTCGGCAACAAAAAAGGACGGCGAATTTATTTCGTAGTCCCCTGCTTTTAACAAATTGTCCTCCTCACCGTACCAGGCAATGTTTAACAAACTGCAATAATCGCCTGTCGGTTCGTAAAAGCGAAAAGTCAACCCGATAGAGGAATGAACTGCTGTCAAAAAATCAATCCGCAGTTCGGGCGGAACAGCAAAAACTCCGCTGCCGTCGCTGATAACAGTGCTCCAAAGCCCCAAGTCAAGATTTGTCGGTTGGTTCGGCAGAACCTCTCTGCTGTCGTCAAGCAGCCAATAATTATGTTCAAGGTCGCCGTAGCAAAGGGGTTCGAGCTGTTCCTCTCTTTGCAGCTCCGTTAAATCAACCCAGTCCTGCTTTGAGGTTGCTGTCAGACTGCTGTCCGTTTTGGCGGTTGTGTCGTAAAGCCCAAAGGTAACGCTTACTTTAGTTTTCATCAAACCACCTCCGAAACGGGCTGTGCCATAACAAGCTGTATCGTCAGGTTATCCCAATATCTGCCGCCGTCCCCTTCCTCAGTTATCAGCTCGTCCGTAACGCTGTCAAATACGGCGTCGAAAGTGATATTATCTCGACTGTCAGCACCGTGTGGCATAATCACCGTGGCATATTCATCATCCGACAACAATAATGCCATAAGCTCGTCGTATTTGGCTTTGTCAACATTCCCCAAGGCTAAGCTGTATGTTATGTAGTTGCCCGCCACTTCTCGGCGGATACGTCCATCGGCGGTGCGAACCCTGAATTTTTCATACGGCGCAACGGTTCGGGAAAGCGTTGCCGTTTCGGCGTAATAATTCAAATCGATAACTGCCATGCGTATCACTCCCTGTTCCTTTTGACAATAGATCTGCCACTGATATTTTCTTCCTTTGCCAAGGCGGGCTTCAGCTGTCTTGCCAAATCCGCTCCGCTGCCCGAAAATTCAATGCCGACAATCTTTTCTCTGACAACAGTTTCCTTATGATTAACAGTCGTGGTGTTGTTTGTAACCATATTCCCCGCCACAACATTGGCGGGAACCAAAGCGGAGTTTGCCATGCTTTGCGCCGCTCTCTGCACAAGATTGATACAATCGGCAAAGCCTTTGGCAAAACCTTCGCCGCCCATGTTGCCAAGCCAGCGAAAACGCCTGCTGGGGCTGTGAATTTCCAAAATATTCTGCACAGCGCTGACCGCCGCCTGTGCAACGGAAACCGCCGCTTTAACAACGGTTGTCATGCCGTCTTTTATGCCCTCTGCCATGCCATCGGTCAAGCTTTTACCCAAAGACGGGGCATACTCTGTAAATTGGTCTTCAACACCGATTAACAAATCCGCAATTTGCGCATCTGTTTCCTCCCGCAAACCGACCAGCTCTTTTGTTGCCTGTTGGTTTGCCATTTTATTGATGTTGTCAAAACGCCCCGACAAGGTTATCAGCTGTTCATCAGAGGCTCTGGCAACGGCAAGCAGTGTGTTGAGATCCTGCCCCTGCAAATATTCCACAAAGCCGTCGCTCAGTCCCAATTCTTTTGCTTTGTCCATCAGCTCGGAAATGACGGCCGTCCATTCTTCCAGCTGTGCTTCCTGCTGGGCGCTGTTGTACATCAAATCCTGCGTTTCTATTCTGCCGTCATCTTTTACCTCGGAAAACAAATCGTAGCCTTTGGCAATATCCTTGGCTCGGCTCGCAACCTGCTTTTGGTAATTTTCTTCCAAGTCTTCTATCTTTTCCAAAAGCTCTTTGCGGGTTCGATACACTTCTTTTTCGGCATCGATCCGCTGTTGAGAACCCTCAACATATTGCGCCTGCACCCTCTGCCACGCCAAAAGCTCGTCGGACAGGCTCAGGCGGTTATAGTATTTTTCTTTGTCAATATAATCTCGGCTTTCCTCATATGTTTTCTTTGCCAGCTGAACTGCCGCCTTGGTCGCTTCGTCAGTGTTTTCTTCCAAACCGACGGCAACGCCCAAAGCCATGTTTTTGCCGACTTCCTCTTCAAAAACCTTAGACGGCGAATTAATATCCGCTTCCTTTTTGGCGGCGTTCACAGCCGCCTTAACCATCGACACAGCGGCGTTGATAACCCCGGAACGTCCTTGGCGAATACCTGCCGCCACGCCGTTTGCAATGTTTTTACCGATATTTGTTGCCGCTGTTCTTGCTTTTGACGAAGCTTGACTTAAGCCTGTATTCAAGGTTTCGTTGAGGTTTTGCACTGCGGTTTGAACGTTGCCCAATTCCTTGTTGATGCCGCTGACATACTGCTGAACGGCGGTTGAGCCTTGACTTATGGCTTGCCGCGCCATTTGGTCGCCCATTTGCGAAAACGGCGTAGCCAGCAAACCCGTGTTGATTTGGGGAGCGCCCGAAGCCAGCCCCGAATTAACGCCCGCCACATAATCCTGACCGCCTTTTTGTCCGTAATTGCCGAAGTTGGCGTTACCGTCAATCAAAGGTCCCAACTGTTGGGCAGAACCCGCCACAACCCCTGAATTACTCATTATGCTGTCGGCTATGGCACTGTCGATTTCAGGCCCCGCCTCTGCCGCAACTCCCGTCATTTCCTCAACAGATTCCGCCAGACCGTCTCTCCAGTTCTGCCACCATTCTATGGTTTCCGCCGTGGCTCCCGCCTCTTGCAGATGTGCAATCAAATCATCCACCAGGCTAAGTTGTTCTTGGTAATATGCCGCCTGCTCATCGGCTGACATATTGGCAACTTCAGACAGATTACTCATGGAAGATAATATTTTTTCGGCGGCGTCATATGAACCGTTCGCCGCCAAGGCAGTTGCCTGCTCATAAGCACTAATACACTGATTTAATGCATTAAATCGAGCCGTTGACTGAGTAATTTTATCATTGACTTCGGACATTTCCTGCGCAATTTTTGCAGCACCGGGGGAATTTTTATTGTTTAAGGAATCGTAAACTTCGGACAGCTCATTAAGTTCTTCTTGAAGCTTGAGGGTAACCGCACTTTCTTTCTCTCTTGCTTCCAAAGCGCTTGTGTAACTTTCCTTGTTGGCGTCCAGCAGTATTTCCGTTCGCTTTTTGGCAATGAGAGTATCGATACTGCCCGAAAGCTCGTCATATTTCTGAATAACGCCGTCAACCATTGTGTACTCGGTGCCCAGCGCTTCGTTAAGCTCGCCCATAATCAGGCTTGCCCGTTCTCTGTCCTTTTCCGCTACATTGCCGTTTTCGTCAGCCAAAGTACGCAATTCGTCCGCCAAATTCTGGACGTGATCCAGCTGTGCCATGTCGGCGCTGACATTGTCGGCAACCGCCGTCCGTTGTTCTTCAAAGGCGTTGTAGCTTTCGTTTGCGGCTTCCGCCAACGCCTGAAAGCTGTCTGTGTTGTCCCGTGTGGTCAGATACAGCACACCCAAGCCCGCCGCCAAAGCCGCAACCGCCGTAACAACCAAACCGACGGAGTTTGCCGCCCAGGCCGCATTCAAAGCTATCTGTGCCTTTGTTGCCAAAGCCTTGGCGGCTGTCAGCAGACTAATTTTTCCTGTCAAAGCATGAGCGGCTACCTGCTGTGCTGTCATGTCGACGGTCAAAATTTTCGTAACGGACGAGGTTCTGATTAAAGACGCCCACAAAGCGTCTGCCGCCTCCGTTGTTGCTTTGAAGCCTGCCGCTATCTTTGATGTAACGGAAAGCATAACCATAGCAGTTTTGACTGCAATAAGCCCCGCCGCAATCTTCCCTGCGTTTTTCAGCACCCAGGAAAAAGCGCTGATTAAAGGCGGCAGTGCCGATGTTGCCAGCTTCGTTACCGTAGTAATCAGGTTTTTCAGGCTGTCGCCCAAGCTTTTTACGCTGTCGCCCAACTTGCCGCCCGACAAACTGCTTGAAAGCTTCTGCACGGAATCGATTGCCGCCTCTGCCGCTTCTTTAAGAGGTGTTTTGATATAATCGTAAAACTGAATACCCAAGCCCTCCAAGCCGCTTTTTAATTCGATAATACGGCCTTGCAGATTGTCGTTCATGGTGTCCGCCATTTCCTTGGCGGCACCGTCGGCATTGGCAATTTGGTTTTTCAGCTTGTTAAAATCCTCTTCGCCCGCATTAACAATGGCAAGCAGGCCGCTCATCGCCTCCTGCCCCGCAATGGAGGACGCCATCTGGATTTGCTGTTCCTGCGACAAGCCCGCAAACTTTTCCCTTAACTGCCCCAAAACATCAGCCAATGGCAAGGCGTTACCCTCGGTGTCCGTCATCTGCAAACCCAAAGCGTTAATTGCGTCCGCCGCCTCTTTGGGCGGGTCGGAAAGCCTTGTAAACATGGAGCGCAGGGCTGTACCTGCCTGTTCGCCCTTGATACCTGCATTTGCCATCAAGCCGATTGCCAAAGCCGTGTCTTCAATGCTGTACCCCAAAGCCCCCGCCAAAGGCGCCGCATATTTAAAGGTTGCCCCCATCATGGCAACATTGGTATTGGAGCTTGAAGAAGCCTTTGCCAAAACATCGGCAAAATGGGCGCTGTCCGAGGCTTTCAAACCGAAAGCCGTCAAGGCGTCCGTAACGATGTCCGAAACACTGCCCAGCTCCTCGCCGCTTGCCGCCGCCAAATTCATCACGCCGTCCAAGCCGTCAACCATCTGCTGAGCATCCCAGCCTGCCATAGCCATGTATTTCAAAGCTTCGGCGCTTTCCGATGCGCTGAATTTGGTGGTCGCACCCATTTCCTTGGCTTTTGCCGTCAAGGCGTCGAAATCACTGCCCGTTGCACCCGAAATGGCTTGAACCTCGCTCATTGCCGCCTCAAAGTCCGAACCGACTTTAATAGCCGCCATGCTAATTCCCGAAACAGCCGCCGCAATTGCCGCAGCACCTTTAACGGCAATGCTTTTCATCTTGGCAAGTCCTTTGTCAAAGCCGTCGCCGTTTATTGATGTATCAAATATCAAACTTCCGTCAGCCACTCAACCACACTCCTTTCCGAAAAAAAATAGAGAAAATCTTATTAAATTCTACAAAAAACATTGACAAATACGCATTTTAGGCGTATAATAATAAATATAAGGAGGACATTTAAAATGAAAACCAAAGACCTTATAAAGCTGTTAGAACAAAACGGCTGGGTATTGCAAAGGCACGGCGCAAACCACGACGTTTACACAAACGGAAAAGCTTTTGAAACAATACCACGACACAGAGAAATCAAAGAAAACTTAGCAAAAGCAATAATCAAACGGCAGAGGTTGAAATAAACCAACCTCTGCCAAATAAAAATAAAGGAGATGTCTACCATGAAAAATTCTTATCCAATTATATTAATTCCGGACAAAGACGAAGGCGGCTATGTGGTATATATTCCGGACTTCAATATTAACACCCAGGGGGAAACAATTACAGAAGCCATAGAAATGGCAAGAGATGCCATCGGCTTAGTAGGTATTACAATTGAGGATGACAACCAAGAAATCCCATTGCCAAGTAATACAGTTGCCGTTAAATCCGATAATAAAGACGATATTATTACCTTGGTTGATGTTGATTTTGACGAATACCGCCGCAAAAACGATATGCGCACCGTCAAGAAAAATTGTACAATTCCCTCTTGGCTCAATTATGAAGCCGAAAAAGCAGGAATTAACTTTTCAGGCGTTCTGCAAGCCGCACTTAAAGAGAAACTTCATATCGCCGAATAGCCACAAACATTCATTTTAAGGCAAGCTAAAAGCTTGCCTTATTTTTATTTACCCGCAATTTTTCGCAACATAATCCTTCATGGCTTGGTTGCGTTCCGCCAAAGTCAAACGGTGCTGTATTTTGCAGTTTTTCAGCTTGTAACGCTTTTTCAGACGTTCGTAATTGCTTTTCAGTTTTTTGTCCATGCCCCTTGTGTCAACAGTTCGGTATTCCATAACCTTGTTCATCATCTGCATTTCGTCAATGTTGGCAAAAAGAGCACGGAATTTCCACCAATGCAAAAATTCAATCTCCGTCAAATCCAATCTGTACTGAGCGTAAAAGGCGGCGTAAATCATTGCGCTGTCCTCGTAAAAGTCATAGGCTCGGTCTGCGCCGCCCCCTCTCAGTCTTTCCCTGATGGCTTCCGTTTCGGTTTCTTCCGCCTCTTCGCCGCCTTGGTAAAACCACAGCATATCTTGGATTGCCTGCTGCGGATTTTCGGGAGGTTCTTTGTAAAAGAGCCGCAGAGCCGTTTCCAGGGCAAGAAGACACGGCATTTCGCTGTCTTGAAGCAAATGCTCTATCTGTATCATCACACGGAAATCGGCATTGATTGCCGCCCCGTGCAAAGAATACGGCAAAGGCTCAATCAGTATGTTCATCATTAGCGGTCAATAGCTTTGTATTTGGCGGTTCTGGCTTCCATGGCTTGGCGTTGAGAAATAATCTCGTCAATTACCAGGTCGGCATAGTCCAGGGCGGTATTCAAATTCACCTTGCCTTTAAAAATTGTTTTTGCCGTTCCCGCTCCGAACAGTTCGTCAAAGAAATCGCATACCTTCTGGCATTCATGGCGGATACAATCCGACAGTTTGGCGTCCTTATCCAAAGACGGCTTGCGGATCAGCTCCAACGCCTTTTCGTAATGCTCCGCAAAGTCTGCGTCGTATAAATCCACCTGTAATTCAAAACCGTTAATAATCATTTTCGCTACCTCCCGATTTTTTTTACTCTTTAGATTTTGCCCGTTTTTAAGTTGCGCTGTAGGTGTAGGCTTCGGGCAGGGCACCTGTTTTTTTCAAGTCAATGTCAATGGCGGAGTTTTCGCCTGCGTTGCCGCCGCCGTCAGAGTTGACAATAATGGAAACCTGACCTTTTTCCCCTTTGCCGTTTTTAATGTTGAAATAAACATACGGCACAATAACATCGTTGCCGGTGCCGAAAAGAATGTCTGTGCCGAAGCAATAATCCTGAAAGGCATCACCGATATAACGGTCGCCGCTAACCTTGAAGGTGCGTTGAGTGCCTGTTTTGGTTGTATTTTGACCTGTTCGGATATACTGCTTGTCCTGGGTTACGGGGTTCATCTGGGCGTCAAGACCCGCAATACCCATCTGCACCACGGTAAAATCCGCCACTTTTGTCGCTTCGCCCGTGCTGTCAACAGCCAAAACCCAATCATCGTTGGTGATCCAGCCCTCATAATCTGCACTGGGGGTTCTGCCCTGCATTAATTCGGATACTTTCATCAAATATCTCCTCACTTTCTGTTGTAATTTCTGATATACTTCATTTTAATTTGTACCTGGTAAATGCCTGTGCCGTCTTGGTCGACCTCATAAAACATACCGTTTGCCGTCCGTATGCTCATCAAATCAAGCCCGTTGCCGATATTCGGATAATTACGCAAACGGTTTTGCCGCCAAACCCAGGCGGCAAATTCTTCCAAAAATTCGTTATGCTCCAAACGCCCTTGGTTTTCGTCCGCCTCCTGCTTAAGGAAAAGCACATAATCATGTTCAATCAGGCAGCTGCCGTCCATGTACTGCTTAACAACGCTGTCATGACTTGCGGCAACGCTCATGTTGGCTGGCGTTTTGGCAGTCAGGTCAACGTACACATCGGTATATTCCGCCGCCTTAACCTGCGGACAGGTTTTAATCCAGTCAATAAGCCCCGCTATAATACTCATTCAGCTCTGCCTCCCGCAATAAGTGCCGCTCCCCGCAGAATATCATCCTTGCAGTCGGCTTTCATTCGCTCAAACCATTTTGCACCCCGTTTCGGTGCGCCGCTGTAAGTCAAGGCTCGGTCGGTAACCGTTTTGGGCGCTCTGCCCACCATAACCTTGCCGTAATACTGATACCTGCCGTAGGGCGAATTGTAAACAACTTCACCGCTGCCGATTTCCGTGCCCGCCTCGGCGCTTCTCATCAAAGCCCCGCTTAAAAAGGGCGTATAAGGGCGGCTCAGGCGAATAACCTCGCTGTCAATATACTTTTGCACTCTGCCGCCCTTTTCCAGACCTCGGCGGGCGAGAATGGCGGCTGTGCTGTCTGTTTCCAAACGAAACCTCACTTTGCCGTCACCTCCCAATGCGCCAACGCGCCGAAACCGTTAAAATCAACGGCGGTTACGGTGTAAACGTCATTGTACTGCTTAAAAAGCTCCGCCGCCGTCTTGGCAATGTCGTAATCCGCCGTTCCGAAAACCATTTTATCGCCGTCCTGCAAGGTCCAAAGCGTAGTTTTGTCCTCGGCGTTCTGCCACGTCAAGCTGTCGGCAAATGTTTTTCCTTGGGCGTCCGCACCCTTGGGGACAATAACGGTAACTCCGTTGTCGGCGGATATTCCCGTTTTCTTCAGCATTGCGCCCCGTGAGCTTTCGGCATGAACGCCCTTTACAACGGTTCTCAGATATTGGTCGGCGCCGTTTCCGGAACAGCGGTTGTAAACCGTTACCGTATCGTTAAACATCATTTGCTAACACCACCTGTTCAAAAGCCCCGTATGCTCCAGATAAAGCCTTGCCGCTTGGTACAGCCGCTCCTCGTCCGTTTTTGCCTTGACGGTACCGGCAACATAGCTGACGGACCACTTGCCCACAGTTTGGGCGGCAATACCGCCGCCGTTGTCGTTCAGCTGTATGGTTTCGGCAACAGCGCAGGCGGCGTTTTTAACATTATCGGTAACGCCGGTAATGCGGTTTGCCGTCAGCCAATCCAGATACGAAGTTGCTCTTTCGGCATATCGGTCAAAGTCAGCCTCGCTTACGGCGTTTCCTTTGTAGCTATTGACGTAATAATCATAATCGGCGTATGCCATACAAATCAGCTCCTATTTACCGCTGACTGCAAAGCCATCGGCGATAACTTCTAAAATATCTGCTTTTTTAACAGCATCACCCAAATCAATACCCTTTTCTTGGGCATAGTTTTTCAGCTGCTCCACCGTCAGGCTTTTAATATCCTCTTCGGCTTCCACTGTGAATTGAGTTTCCGCTTTGGGTTCAACAACCTTAACATAGCCCTTTGCTTTAAACTCAGGCCAGCAGATTTCCTCAATTTCCCTGTAAATGCCGTCTCTGACAATTCTGATTTTCATATTTATCCCCTCTCATTCTAAGCATTAGGTGCTTTGTGCAGATATACGCCTTTGGCTTTGTTATCGTATACCAAAGCGTCATGATACAAACGGAATTGGAACTTCCATGCGTCTTTATCCTGGTTTTCGTCAGGAGTGAAGATTTTGGGCAGAGCCAATTTTTTAGCCTGCAAAACAGCTTGTGGATAAATCAACATAAAGTTGATGTCGGAAGCACCTGCGGCCTTGGTATAGCCCCAGCTTGTACTGCCGTCGTTCAGTGTAATTGCCGTATAAAAACGGGTGGGCGGCACATATTTAATCGCCATGCCGTTGTAGCCGTTCAATACAGTGTTGACAACGCCGTCGGAACCCCATTCACGAGTCAAAGCCTGATTCAAAAGCGGCTGTAAATTAGAATTAATATAAAGCACTCTGCCCTCAAGCGGCACTTCGTCCGCATTCATCTGACGAACAGCTTCGTCAATGGCGGCGATAATCGTATCCTTGGTCAAGGCCGCCGCTGCCGTTGTGGAAATGCCGGTTGCACTGGCGTATTTGGAAAAACGGAACGCATCAATTTCGGGCGTAACCTGCATTCTCATGAAATCGGCGGTGGACAATCCGAACGCCTGACCCAAGGTTTCCTCGTTATCCATTCGGTCGATGGAAAATTCCTTGCCTCGTTCCTCTGTCAGCTTGAGGGTTTCCCAGCCGACGGTTACATCACCTTTGGGGAAACCGTCAGTGCGGCTGTAATCTCCCAAGCCGGTTGTGGAAACTTTCAAAACCTTAACCTCGTTGACACCCGAAAAATCAACTCTGGTTGCGGCATCCATACCCTCCGTTACCGCTCCGTATTTATACATTTCGTCCAAAATGGGCAGAAACTTTTCTGCATATGCAATACTGTTTGCCATTAACTATCATCCTCTCTGTTGTTAATTTTTCTTCGGCAGACCCGCCGCCTGCTTGACGGCATTCAAAAAAGCGTTGCCGCCGACATCTAAATTATTGCCGTGGCTGCCGCCCGTGTTTATATGGGCGCCGCCGTTATTACCCTCTTTGCCGCCGTCGGGAAGTGCGCTGAACAAAAAGCTTTTTTCCTTTTGCAGATTTTTCAGCTGTTCCTCAAAGCCTGTCAGCTTGTCGCCGTCCATTTTAATCAGGCTCATATCCAAAAAGGGCTTTACGGCTTTAACGTCGTGTGCCTTGGCGTTGACAAGCGCCATATCCAAAGCGCTGTTCAGCTTAAGCCCCGCCACATCGGTGTCGTATTTGTCCTGCAGCGTTTTGATTTGAGCGTTTAAAGCCTTGACGTCAACTCCGTCAAACTCCTTAACAGCCTTTTCCAAGCCGCTGATTTTTTGGTTTGCCGCCGCCAGTTCGTTTTCTTTGTCGGTCAGCTTTCGCTTGTCAACATACATGCCGCCCGCCAGATTGGCAAGCTTAATATCATTGTTGTCCTTAAGCTTTGCCGCCAGCTCGTCATAAGTCAGACTGTCGTCTCCGAAGATTTCCTTTAAAAATTCCATGTTGTTTTCCTTTTCCGCCCTTTTTGAATTACTTTGATTTGTAAATCCGCAGCCGTTCTGCGACCGAGGGCAGCGCTGAATTTAAACGCCGACAGCTGGGCTGATTTTTTGCATAAAAAAAGCGCTCAAAAAAATGAACGCTAAAATTTTTTACTTGTTTTTGTTACTTAATAAGTCCGACAATTTCAGGCATAAAAATACCACCTGCCTTGGGGTAGGTGGTATTAACTATTTATCTTCATTCTGAATGGTATTTCAAATACCGCGGCTACTAAAGTCCACGCAATCTTTTGTTTTACATTTTACAGAATAAGATGTCCCATTCTCAACAATAACAATATCATTGCCACAAACAGGGCATTTGTTTTCTGATTTATCGTCAGCAATAATTTCCAAAACCTTCATAATATCTTGTTTAGTTATTTTAATACCCATATAAAATCCTCCTAATCAAGCTATTATAATTAATCGTAACGCCTGCCTCTTTAGCCCGTTCTAAAGCATCTAAAACCAAATATTGCCTATCTTCATCAGTCAAGCCCGGTGAATTTTTTGCCGCCATATAACTCGCACGAAATTCATCGTTCCATGAACCATTAGCAAGTTTTGTTCCTCGGTTTGCTCTGTGCCCATAATATTCATGGGCTAAAACCGCTCTCTGGCTCATTAAATCCCGTGGGTGTTTTGAATTCTTATCTGGCAATATGTCCCCTTTAACCGTAATAATGTCATAACGATCAATATACCCAGTTCTATTACCACAATTTATAGCAAACACCTTTCTATCGGCTTTAATAGCCGTAATATCCAATTCGAGAGATTTTATTTCATCCTCGGTCAAAATATGTTGCGCAGGCTTCCTTAAGCCATTTGCCATATTTCTTTCTTTAATTATTATACCACGCTTTGCCGCACCATTCAACCCTTTACCCGCTGCTTTGTCGCCGATAAAGCTCCGTTCTGCCTGCCGCTTTAGCCCCGTTTGTCGGCAGAAGTCTTTTTCAATCGCCGACCATTTGGCTATTTTGGCGGCGCTCTCCGATGTATCCAGTCCTGCCGCCGCCATTGCGGCGTTTTCTCTTTTCCAGCGCCGTTTTTGCCGTTCGATATACCTTTGCTTTTGGCTTGCTTCGTACTCCGTCATCTTAACGCCGTTGTAGCTGTATTTTTTTGCTTCGTAATCCTTTAACTCGGATTTGCTGTATGCAGCATTGCTTATGCCCTCAAAAAACGGGCTGAAGCTGTGGCGGCAGTTCCAGCCGCCCAAGCCTGCACCTGTGCCGTATCCCGTGCTTTTGTAAAAATCGGGGTACTTGTCATGCTTGCCGCTCAGGCTGAAAACTCTGCCCTGCCAAACTGCGTGCTCCGGTCTGGCGCCGCCGTGGGCTGTTGTTTCCACCAAATCGCAGCCCATATCTTCGGCTCTTGCCAGCTGCAGCTGTATGCAGGTTTGGTTGACTCCCGTAACCGTTGCCCTGCGGACCGCAGCTTCTATCGTGTCTGTATGCCCGCTTGGGTATTTAACGGCGCCTATTCCCTGCTTGCTCAGGTTTTTCACCGCATTGCGGATGGCTGTGTTTTGGTCAAAAGCACCCGACATAATTTGCAGGTGCGCCCTGTCCAGAGCCGCCTCAAACTGCCCTGCGGCTGTCTGTGCCGTTGTCTTCGTCAGGTTCTTGAACAGTTTATCGGTTTTCTTGTAAGCGGCATTCAGAACCGCCAAAAGCGCCTTGCTTTGATTGACGGGCGGCGGTTCTTTTCCCGCCGTTCTGTAAATCTCGTCATCCGCCACTAAGGCTTCAGCGCCCGCTTGGCTCATCAGCCGCCGCAGTTCCTCCTCGCTTTTGCCCGTTGCCCTTGACAGAACTTTTATAATATCCTTGCTGAGATTGCCAAGTTCTTTTTGCTTCTTAAACTGCCATTGAGCGGACGGTATAAAATAATCGTATGTGGCAATTCGCCTTGCCATATCCGCCAGAATATCGCTTTCCAGCTGTGCGTAAAGCTCAACCATGCCGTCGGGGCATTGCTCCAGCTGTTTCGGTGTCAGCATAATCAATCACCGCCGAACATCAGATCGTTTTCATCAGAGCTTGCCGCCGCCAAAACAGCCTTGGCTTCTTCCTCTGTTTCGCCGTACCACTTCATTCGATACTCGTATTTCAGCATTATGCCGTCAAGCACGTCCTGACGGTCTCGCTCTCTTTGCGAGTCTTTATCAACGATAAAGCCGTCCTCAAAGTTGACGCAAACCTCGGTATCGGGGTCTGCAACAACGCCGCAAAACTCTTTTCCCGCATAAAGCACTGCCCTGACCAGCGCTTTCACAGCCTGCTCGATAATGAGGTAATGCTTGTTGGCGTTCTGCACCAAATCCTGTTTGGAACCGACATACTCCGTAGCCGTCATTATTTTGCCGCTTCCGTTGTTTTGGAATTGATAATAGTGGGCTCCCAAGCCGCACTTAAAGGACAGGTAATCCAACTGTGCCTGAATGCCGTTTTTGTTGTCCTCAACCCTTAAATCGGGGTTATGCTCAGTAATCTGCGTTTCATTGCTCAGGTCGTCGCCCAGTGTGTAAAACAGCTGTTGGGCAACGTCGTCGGGCGTTACAGCTCTGCCCTCGGCATCATATTGCAGCAAATCCTTGTTGTAAAATACCTTTTTGCCGCCCAGCTTGAAATCTCGGCAAAGATTGTTAAATGCCAAATCCACGCCTTTCAGGCAGTCTATGGCGTTGGCGTAAACGGAAATGCCCAGATTATTGTTATTTATGATGTTGTTGACGATATTGGGGTAAACCAAGGCAAACCAGGGAATATCAGAACCTGTATCAATTCTCTCTGCCATGTTGGGCGGCAGAGGTTGTTCGGTCAAAACTCCGCTGTCGTTTTTGTAATATCTGTTCTTGATTATGTAGTTGCCGTTTTCGCCGACGGTGTGGGTTTCCAGATAAACAAATTTACTGCCCTTTTCCGTAACTTCGCTGACAAAAGCAACCTCAGTTATTTTGCCCTGAACAACGGATAGAGGGACAATGTGCTTGGCGTAGATATAATCAATGCCGATTTTTGTTTCCCTGCTTTTGATAACGCCGCCGTCGGCTTTGACAGCCACATTATGCAGTTTCAAAACAAAAGCTCCCGTACCGCTGAAAAAAGCCTTTTCCACCAAAGCGTTGCCCTGCTGCCAAAAGCTGTTTTCGGCAAGCACACCGCCGTTACCGTCCTCACCCTGCACAAAAACGCTGCTCCTTTTATCGTCAATGACAATTTCCGTTTTTTCGTTCAGCAATATTGCCGCCCAGTCTTCGCAAATCTTCTTTGCCATCTTGACGGAAAAAAGCTCCCTGGTTTTGGCTTTGCCGTTGCAGTATTCCGTGAACTGATGAAAAGGCTTGAAGTAACCCCGCCACCAGTCCGTCCACTCGTCTATAATCCCGTAATATTCGCTTGCAATGTTGCAGGCATACTCTTTATTCAGTTTATCAATAATTACGCTAATATCCATTGCTATTCCCCTATTATTTCCTCTGTTATATCTTCGGTATAAGTCTGTTTATAAATGCCGAAAAGGAATATTCCCAGGCGTCCAAAATATCAATATCGGTACTGAAATTGTCCAGACGTTCGTCCCTGCCCTTTTCGGCGGCGTCCTTATCCCAAACGGCACACTCAATACCGCCCCGCAGCAGCTTGCAGTTATCTGTCAAAAACAGCCTGCCGGTATTAAAAAGCGTGTTGCCGCAGTAAATACGGCTTGTTATTGTCGCCTTGTCGCTGTCTCCGACACTTATATTAAGACCCGCACGGCGGCAGGCTCTTTTCATGCCGTTGATCAGGTACTGCTCGGCGCTGTCGGCAAAGCAATAACGGATGCCGCAGTTGGGATACTGTTCCCTCAGCCTTTGCACAAAGCCGATAAATTCACTGTTTACCCGTTCGCTGTCAATGTCGCCCTTGGTTCCTTCAATGTGGTAATCCGCAATGACGGTCAGCTTGGAGTAATTCCTGTGAACAGCCGTTGCCACAAACGTTGTTAAAGACCTGTTGCCGCCGAAGTCAACGCCGATACTGATAAAAGCCACATCACGGAAGTATTCGTCTTTCTCGGCACTGCTGTTAAATTTCAAAATATATTTGTCGGGGTTGTCGGCGAATTGACGGTAAATCAAGCCCTCCGCCGCTTTCCACAAACCAAGGATAAAGCGGTCGAAATAAACGGTCCCCGCATATTCCTTTTCCAAATTTTTGACAAATTCAGGCTCAAGAAACGGATTGTCGTAAATTCGATATGCTTGTTTGTAAATATCAATATCCTTTTGGTCAAGGAAGGCTTTGAACCAATGATTGGGATTATCAGGGTTGCAGGTTCCGTCAAAACAGCTGTTGGGCTTATCCAAACGGCTTTTCAGCATTGTGAAAACATCCTCGTGCCACGTTGTAATCTCATCGCCGTAGCAATATTCAATGCCCGCCCCCTGAATTCGTTCAACCTGATTGGCTTTATCCGCTCCCAAAGCATAGCATTTCCGCCCGAAAAGCTTTACCGTGTTGTCGCTGCTTATGTTTCCAACCAGTTCGCTCCCAAACAAATCCCGCATGGGATCGATAATGTTTCTTTGCAGCGTTCCTTTGGTGTTTCCCAATAAAACAATCAGGCCTTGCCCTTTGCACTGCCTGATTCGCATGGGGATTATGTAATAGTCCAGATATGTTTTGCCGGAGCGTGTCGCCCCCGTTTTGATGTTCCAGCGGTGGTTACAGTTCCGCCAAAACGCCTTTTGCATTTCCGATAAATGAAAATCAGCTGTTTGCAGCATTGTTTATCCCCTCAATAATCTTGTCCAGCTTATCCAATGCGTTTTCTTCGCCGCCGCTTCCGTTAAACATCCCGTGCACCTTGCCCAGCATTTCCGCCGCCTTAAGCCGCTCTTTTTCATCAGGGTGTTTTATTACCCTTGTGGCTCGGCTCATGCCGTCGCCTATGCCCTCAACTACAACAGTTTCACTTTGGCTTTCGCCCCGCATAACGGACGTTACATAGCGCAATACTTCCTTTTGGTCGGCAATACGCTCGTTGTCCAGCTCCGCCAGGCGGGTTTCTATATATTTTTTGATGTAAGGTTTTGACAGGTTTTCAGCTCCAGTCTGCCGTGCTGTTTTCGGACTATATCCTGCTTGAACAGCCGCTTCCGTGGCATTGCCCAGCTGTATGTAGAAATCCGCAAACGCCTTTTGCTTAATGGTCAGCACAAACAACGCCACCACCTTTCTTTCTGATTTTTGGCATAAGAAAAGCCCTGCTATATAGATAAAAGCAAGGCTAAAAAATATCAAATTATTGTAAAAAAGTAAAGAAAATCCATTGACATACTCAATTAAGTATGCTATAATATATATAGAAGTTGAGGGAAGGAGGTGCTGCGATTGAGAAAATTGAAAAAAGAGCCGTTTGTTTGGTTAATGGTCATAGCAAACTTAGCAACGGCTCTAATCAATTTAATCACCGCACTTAAGCGGTAAAGGGATTGGGGCGAAAGCCCCTCCCTTAAATTAATTATAGCATACAAAAGGAGGTTAAACAATGAAATATTATCTTTTACTTGGAATTTCCTTGCTTGCTCTCGCCTTGTCTATTGTAGCATTAATATTAACCCTGTAGGAGGTAAATAAAATGGGAGAAACCAGCTGGCAGGTTAAAGCCAAATACAACAAAAAAGTTTACAAATCTGTTTCCGTACAACTCAAAAAAGAACTTGTTGCGGAATGGGAGATCAAACTTGCAAAGGACGGCATCTCAAAAGCCGAATTTATTCGTAACGCAATTAACAACTACCTCAACAAACAAGGCAGGCAATAGCTTGCCTTGTTTTTCTTTTAACATCACCGCACCCACCTTGCTTAAATCGTGATGTTCATTCCCGCCCGACAACAAAAGCACGACCCATGCCAGCCGTGCTTTTGCCGCTTTTATAATTCGTTAGGAGGTTGAATTATGAATCCAAAGAAAAAGACATCCTGTTTTCTCAATCTCTCACAATACCAATTTATCATGTTTTTATGTCCCCTGCGTCCCTCATTTTAGATAAATTATAAAAGAATTTTCTGCGAGCCTCGTAAAACTGGTTTTTACCACAGGGTATACCTCTGACAGTTCGCAAATAAGTATATGATAAGTCACCTGTAACAGCTTCAATTATATAATAAGTATATGATAAGTCACCTGTAACAGCTTCAATTATATATTGATTTATAAAATCGTCTGCTTGTACAGCTGCTGCTTCCACAACAGAACATTTTCTTTGAAGCTCTATTCTTTTTGCAGCCAATTCACTTGTACAGTCGGAAACAGCACTGCCGTGAGTGCCACCCTCATCTTTGGCAACGGCAGCTTTAACAGTATCAGCAACAGTCAACTCTTT